ACCGAATACCGTTACGACTGCCAGCATCGATTGGTCGGCGTTAGCCTTCCCAGCGGCAGCATCGCAAGCTACAAGTACGATGCCTTCGGTCGCCGTATAGCCAAAACCGTCGACGGCCAAACCACGGAGTTCCTGTGGCAAGGCGAACGCCTCATTGCCGAAAGCGCCAACACTCGCTATTGCAGCTACATCTACGAGCCGGGCAGCTTCCGACCGTTGGCAATGCTCGATGGCGAAGGCCCGCTCAAAGCCGAGCCGTTCTACTATCAACTTGACCACCTTGGCACTCCTCAGGAACTCACCGACTACAGCGGCGAGATTATGTGGTCGGCGAAATACCGTGCCTATGGCAACCTCGCCACCCTCGACGTTGCCGAAATCGACAACCCGCTGCGCTTCCAGGGTCAATACTTCGATGCTGAGACGGGCTTACATTACAACCGGCATCGCTACTACAATCCGGGCACTGGACAGTATCTGACGCCGGACCCGATCAAGCTTGCGGGTGGGTTGAACAACTACCAGTACGTGCCTAACCCTACGGGTTGGGTGGATCCATTGGGGTTGGACAACTGCCCAGGAGGCCCTAACTGCAAGTTCGGCGGAGGATCCGGCGTCTAAAGCCAAAGTGGATGAAGGGACGCCAGAGGTACCAGGTAAATACACGGTTGGTCCTTATAACGAAATTAAGGGCACCGTACCGGGTCTGGATGCTCATCACGTCGGGCAGAAAGCGCTAATGAAAGAGATGATTTCTGGATATGATCCAGCTACAGCACCGTCAATTCTCGTCCCTAAGGTAGGCCATACAATCAAAGGTCCAAATGGTATTGTCTCTCGGAGCACTGCAGGACTGGCAAACCCACGACAGGTTCTTGCACGTGATATTCTTGAACTTCGACGAGTTTATAAAGATGTTCCGAATAAACAACTACGAACGCTGATAAAAATGAACAAAGACTCCTGCCCTAGCGCGTTTTCCAAGTGAGTAGCTATCAAATGAACCCGAAAGACTTTGTAATTGGACTCAAAACAACAGTCGTAGAAGAGAATCTTTCTATTTACAAAGATCTATTTTCTAGCACCTCTACCAAGGATGTGACCGACGAGTACTGGAAGCGGGCATTAACCCTATTCAACTCATTGCCTGCCGAACAACGAGAAGTTTTCTTTGAGGTGATTAGGCAGACAATGGTGGATACGACCTCAAATATTCTAGGGGTTATCGACGGAGTCAGTATAATGAATGATGAAAGTGATGAATTCTCGCTCGCGTATGGTGATGATAAAAAATCACTCTCTGGCGATTTGCAGAGTTTATTCTTAGCAGAAGAAGAGGTGGTATAAAATATCTCGATATTATATTGGCGATGTGCTTGGCAAAAGTTATAGTTTGAATCGAAAGTTAATCACTCGCTCGAACAAAACTAAGGCCTCACTGAGGTCAGTCGGTGTTTAAGTCGTGAATATATTAGATTTTTTAAAGCGGAATTTTCATCTCGCAGATAACGGGATGAAATCTGCCCAACTGATTGAAAAATTAACTGAAGAAAGTTTCACTTACAAAAACGATTACATTATAAAAAAAACTAGCAATGCGTACAAAGAAGAGCTCACCATTCAAAAAGAAATTGCAAACAGTACTTCATCAGCAATGCCTGGACTTGAAGAGCTGATAAGCGCACTTTCATGCATGGCACCTGACGCAATCATATCTATGCGTTTCATTGACGGCCCCAACTGGGACGGTCGTATTTTTTATGACGAAAAAAACACACTTACTGGCGTAATAATTGGAAAAAAGAAAAATAGGGATTGGAAAACACCTCCAAACTGGGACGGCTCAGAAGAAATGTTAAAAACATACAACACCAAATGAGTGCACGGGGCAATGAGTCTGGGTGTCGGTACCGCGTCTGTGATGCGACCGTGATTTTCTTTCTTCTGAGTGTGATGGCGCGAGCGACGCATGGCTCGCGTCCTCCGTAAATGCTCAAGCAACTCCTTCTCCAGAGCCCCGCGAGCCTGTATGAAGAGGGTGCGATAGATCGTCTCGTGTGACACCTGATAACTCGTATCGTCCGGGTAGGTTCGCTTCAGCCAGCCTACAATTTGCTCCGGTGACCACTGCAATTGAAGCTTGTCTGCAACAACTTGCACCACCGCTCGGTTCTCAACAAGCTTGCAGACCTTAGGCCACCAGGCTCAGAGAGACATTAGCCAGTACCTGAAGCATCACTACAACTGGATCGGACCTCATCAATTTAACGATGGATTGGCCCCAGCGAAAACGGAAGAAAAACTCAAAACCGTGTCCGGGATGAGTTGACCACTACACATGCCTCCGAGCTGCTGCACTGTTCAAAACTGCTGGCGTTGGATGCCGCCTTGGACAAGAGCGCAGATCGTTATGCCTGGGCGGCGCATTATTTGGGGGAGATGGCGAAGGCGGTGGTGGATGATTTGGCGAATGGGATGTTGCCCAATGGGGTGACGGAGGAGGGTGAAGTGGCGGGTATTTAGTCAGGTGGTTTGGGGACGTTGCGGCTGACGCTATCGCAGGCAAGCCAGCTCCCACAAGCGGCGGTGTTTCAAGTTGAGGGAGCGGTGGTCAGGGATTTTGCTGGTCGTCCACTTTTCGACAGGCGAAAAAAAAGACCTTGAATTTCAAGGTCTTTTTTTAAGATGGTGCCCCGAGGGGGACACGGGAGTCATACGACAGTAAACGGCAGGAAGTGGAAAAACCCGGTAATGCCCGGCCACGTTGATCGAAACCGATGTTCACCAACGACAGCTGACGGCAGTTTCGTGTTTCTCCGTGTTAGCCTTTACGCCATTTTTACGCCAGGAGGGTGTATGGCTTCATATAGGAAACGGAGCGGTGGTTGGAGGGCCGAGGTGGTGAAGCTGGGTGTGCGTGACTCCCAAACGTTCGATACCAAGGCTGCAGCTGTCGCTTGGGCAATTGCTCGTGAAGCTGAAATCATGGCTCAGAGCGGGACATCCCCTGCAAGTGTGTCTATGACTGTTTCGGAAGCCCTGCGCAGATACAAACGGGATGTTTCTCCCACGAAGGAAGGCCAGCGTTGGGAAGAGCTGCGGTTGGATAGGTTTGACCGGGAGCTTGAATGGGTAGGAGAGCTTATGGGCAGCATCACGTCAGAGCAGGTCGCTCAATGGCGTGATGGACGGCTGAAAAAGGTCAAGAGCTCGACTGTGCGGCGTGAGATGACACTTCTCTCTTCCGTATTTGAAATCGCTAGGCGGGAGTGGAAATCGTGCCAGGTCAACCCGGTACGAGACGCCAAAAGGCCGAGTAATGGCCCGCCGCGCGAACGACGTGTTGCTACCGGTGAAATTAACGCGCTGATTAATCGGCTTGGCTATGTTGAGGGGGTGCCGCCGGTGACTCTGTTGCAAGAGCTGGCGTATGCATTCCTCCTCGCTATTGAAACTGCAATGAGGCAAGGCGAGATCCTGGGTATGACCACGAAGTGGGTAAATTTGCGCGAACGCTTCGTTCATCTACCCAAAACAAAAAATGGCTCTACTCGAAATGTTCCGTTGACTAAGCGGGCGGGAGAATTATTGGTGCCGATGTTGGAAGGGAAGGGCGCTAGCGATCGCCTATTCAAGCTCGAGTCAGCATCAGCGGACACCATGTTTCGCAAGATCCGAGACGAGCTAAAAATTGATGGCCTGACCTTTCACGACACCCGGCATGAGGCCATTACTCGGCTTGCCCGCAAGGTTGACGTGTTGGACCTGGCACGTATCACCGGTCACAAGGATCTCAAGTCCTTGATGATTTACTACAACGCTACGGCATCCGAGGTGGCGGAGCGTTTAGGATAAAAAAAGCCTGCGGGGAACGCAGGCTTTCAGTCACGCAGTTTGTCTGGTTCGCCTCGCGACGGGCAATCTGGCGCGATGTTGGCGCAACCAGATAATAACCTCACCCGCAAACCATCTTTTCGCTGCTTTCACTCCCGTCGCGCATGGCTGTACGCTCGTGGGGAAACTCGGCTGAACAACGACTCTACGCTCTACAGTGTCGGCCGACAGCTTCAGGTAGGCGGCTATGTCCTGGGAGGTCCACAGTTCATGTTCTGCCGCAACCGCTGGACGCTGCAGCTGTCGGATCAGTTCATGCAGCGAGCTGATCAGATCAACCGTTCCCGGTTGAACCTCACCTGGCATATCGTTTCTCCCTCGCTGCTCGAGCAGCATTTTTTTCCGCCATTAGCGCTGCCCATTCGTCAGCCTTACGTTGCTGACGGATCTTGCTGCATGTCCGGTGGCGAGGAAGCGAGCGCGCAAAATGGCAGATATCGCACACGCTGGGTAGGTCAAGGCGTTGGCTGGCCATTGTTGGTCGCTCGCGATCGGAGGGGGTCTTAGGCATGGCTCTTACGACGCTGCGCTGATGGCGATAATTTCTGCGCTTATTAGCAGATCTTTTAGCCAGCCTTCGCCCCTGAGTCGATCCCCACCGTCGTCCTCACTGGATTCAAGAATATCGTCGGGATCCTTAAGGCTTGGCATGTTCAGCACTGCATAGGTTTGGTCGCTCATCCGGATAGAGCGCTGTTCTAGTTGGCTGTAGGCAGTATCCACGGCACAGTTAATTACAACGATGCCAGTGCAATTACCTTCAACTTCCACATCCAGTACCGCCCTGTACCACCACAAACCGAAAGTGAGTCGCACGCTTTGCTTGGCCATTCGGCCAGAACAGGTAAGGTCGGTGTCATAATTCAAGATCTGGTTGCTCATGCTCGCGCTCCAGAGTTCATAGGTTGGGTCAGCAGTTGCGCAACAACTGCAGCATCGACGGCAGTCAGGTCACCCAGCTGGTGCGCGATGGTCATGGCCGTTTCTAGGCGGATCCGGGTATCAGGGGTTTTCTTGACTTGGTAATTGAACAAGGCAGTACCGACGATGCTGATGGCCATAAGGCGACGTGCCGGTACTGCGCTCTGTGGGTCCGGGGTTGTGGTAGCCTTCTCATCGCTGCCGCTATGGTGTTGTGCTTTCATCGTGTTGCTCCTGGTGGTGGTTGGTGTCGGGGAGGTACGAACTCCTCGACTCCTTTGTTTAACCGGGTTTAACCGGCGTTCTGTTCAATCGGATCTGATCGCACTAGGTGAAGCACCAGGCTCTCCAGATCAGCGACTTCTTCGGTCTCTGACTGCCATTCCAAAACCGCTTGAATCTGGTCACGGCTGCACCCCATCACCAGAATCTCGCGCTCACCTCGAGCGGCGCGCACCTCCAAAATCCCCAGCAGGCCTTCAACCGCATATGCATGCGCGTGGACGACCGGAAAGCCATCGCGGGTTTCGGTCAGTCCAGCGAATACCACGCCGGTCATGTAGGCCTCTTCGAGCGGCGTACCGCTGATTACTTGAATCTGCATCGACTTTTCCTACTTCACTTCGTCGAAAGACCACTGGACGCAATCGAAGGCCGCTTGTTTCGCTTCCTCGTCGATTTGCTCCTGGGCGGCGTTGTCTTCCACTTCGAATTCGAACTCGACTTCGGAGCCTTGGACGTCAGTTTTGATGGTGCCGGTGAATGTGCGCATCGGTTCGTTCCTCGTTGGTGTTAATCAGGCCGCTTGGAAAATCCAGCACCGCACTGTTTTGGCTTTGTTGGCCGCGTCGACGTCCCAGGCCGAACACACGTTCCGGTTGGTTTCGATGAACTTGGGGCACTTGCTGGTTTTCAGGTGGCGTTTCAGCTCAGTCAGGTCGGGCACCTTCTGGCGTTTTTCTGCCGCTTCCTTCGCAAAGTCGTTCAGGTTCACTGCAATCAGGCCCTCGTTGCGGGAGTGGTTCAGGCCACCTGCCGCGCTGTTCAGGTACTCGTACAGTTCCCAGAACTCGACGACGATCGGGTGATCAGCATTGATTGCCAGCTGGCGTTCCTTGGCCATGCTCTGGATCTCGGCATGGGCTGCTTCCACCTGGTGCTTTTTCAGCGGAACGACGTGTACTAGTGCGTCGACCAGAGCGTGTAACTGGGCATGATTCGTTGCAATCCGGACGGTGCGGATCTCTGGCAGGGCCAGCAGCTGTTGTTCGTATACGGGCACCCTTTCGCGCACGGTCTGCATCACCACGCTTTCTTTCATCGTGGCCTTGAGCAGGAAACCACTCACGCGGTCGACTCGCATACGCTCCAGCTTTTCCACCAACAACTTCGTTTGCGGCGTGTGGCCGTCCTTCGTCATAGCGATGTGCACGATGCGCTGCAAGATTGGCTCGGAGGCGTTCACCGGATGGTTTTGACCGAAGACGAACGCGGCACGAAATGGGGGCTCTCGAGTATCGTTACCGTTGTTCTTCACACCGGTGGAGCGGACGCTCCGGCCGTTGTAAGCGGTTTTGAGTTCGTCCCAGTCATACTGTTTGGTCGCGCCGCCGTCGGTCTTTTCTCGCTCCGACTCGATTAGCACTACGGGAAGATTCGCCACTTGGGCAAAGTTTCGGGCACGAGCCACAGGGGTGCCCTTGGTAGGGTCGAAGCCCTCATAATCGATGCGACCGTACAGCTTCCACAGGAACTCGATGAGCGTTGACTTACCTGCGCCTGGCTCCCCGATAATCTCCATGAAGGAGTAACTCTTTTGTTGCTGGCGGATCTGCTCGGCAAAAAGTGCCCCGAACCAGAAGGCTAGGGCCACAAGACCTTTAGCGCCGAAGCATTGCCAGATTAGATCCAGCCACTCGGTATCAAACATCTCTAGGTCTGTGTTCAGGTTCAGCGTTACGGACTGGCTGAGCGTCTTGATGCTCAACCGATCCATATCAAAGAAGTCTTCTTCGTTCAGCTTGAACACCTTGCCGTCTCGAACCGCCACGTCGCCATAGACATAGGCGCCGTGCTCCCGGGTATACCCGGTGAAGTCGATCGTCTGAACGGTCTTGAGGGCGTCGGTCTGTTCCTCAATGAAGGCGTCCAGCTGCTGGGTGGTGCCGGTGAACATTCCGCCCGGAGCGATACCGAGCAGGCGCTTTTTGAACTCTGCTGATGATGCGATCTGCGAACTGGTGAAGGTGTTCTTGATCGGGGCCGCATCATGGGCAAACGTGATCCGGAAGTAGTACCAGGACTCGTCGGTGAGTTTGTTTTCCTGGTAGTACAGAGCCTTCGGATTACAGGTGGCGATACGCTGCAGGGCACCGCACTGTTGCATGGCCTTGGCCCGCATCTGCTTATTGTTCAGTTGCTGATCGTCGTGGTGTTCGCTGTCTTCCAGCTCCTGGATCGCCTTGTTGTATTTCTCCAGATCGAGCTTGAACCAGTACAGGCGGTTGCCAAACTCCAGGTGGAATTCGCTGCGGCGCTTCCAGTCGAACATCACCAGCGCCTTTTCCGTGGCGCTCTCAGCGATCAGCAGGGCACCGTGGTGGCGTGCAATGGTGAGATCTTTGTCGACCTGGCTATCTCGCTTCTCGCCTTCGTCCAGGAACTGCCAACGCTGGTGCAAATCGTTCCAGTCGACCTTCTTTTTGTCGCGCTGAGGGATTTGGGCTGCTTCGCAGGTAAAGCCCAGCTCACGGGCCATACGGACCCAGCGCTTGGTGTAAGTGTGTGCACCTGGTTCGTTGTCCAGTGCCCACACCAGCTTCGGCAGATTCCCCGGCCGTGCCGCTACAAGGGCCTGCAGTGAGTCTGCAGGGAACGCGTTAGACGACATGGCAGACACGGCGGAAATGTTGTGATGCACCAGGGCAATGGCATCGAAGATCCCTTCGACAATCCAGATTTCCTTCGCCTCGAGCACGTCGACGCAGGGTGGACACCACCACACGCCTTTGTAGCTTTCGCCAGGCATGAACCGGGCTTTCATCTTGCCAAAGCGGGCAGGGCGGTCGATCAAGCGCTCCCAATAACCGCCTTTGTCCAAGGCAAAGCGGACGGTAGCGCTGCCGGCGCCTTCTTTCTGGGAGTGAAACGAATCCTGGGTGAACCATCCGGCAATCAACGAAATGTCGAAGCCCCGGGAGAACTCGAGGTATGCGCGTGCAGTCGCTGTGGGTGCGCTCTCAGTGGCGGGGACGCGCTTGCTCCAGTCTTCAAAGAGGTCGTCGTAGATTTCTTTGACATGCACCGTGTGGCCACACTTCTCCTGACGTCCACAGATGAGTTGCCACGGGCTGTCGAAGCGGGTGTACAGCTCTTTTTTGTTGCATTTTGGGCAGATACCACCGCGCATGTAGTTAGTAGGAGCACGGTGTTTAAGTCCGAATTCGGACTCGATGCGCTGCAGGACGTCGTGACGGAGATCGTCTCTCATGATTGCTTCACTGCTTTAAGGCTGAGGGATAGGGCTGCCATCAGGCTTTTCTGGGCTGCCATCACAGGGGATTTTTCGAGGATCGATTTATGTCGTGCGATCTGAGGGACGTAGCGATACTCGTCTGCGTACCAATGTTCATTCAGGCTCATCAGGTACTGCGCACGTAAGGCAGCCAGTAGCGCTTCGGCGTGGGCCGGATGCATTTGAGTGGTGACAATCACGGCGTTTCCCATAGTGAAACCTCGGTATCAGGCAAAGCTCACCCAAACCCACTGGATGTGGGGCTCAGGACATTGGTTAAGGGGCGTTAGGTAGCGGGTGGGATGCGTGTGCCGTGGCCGGCAGCAATCAGGTGTTCGTAGATCTGGTAGACGGGCACTGACCAGGTGCAACCGCGAATGGGGTCAGTGATCACAACGGTGTAATCCGAACTCGCCTGCAGGTCGATCTGTTGGCGTGTGTTTATCGTCATAAGGTCGCTGTAGGCATGGTGGACCAGGTGCGTAGCGAGAGACTCTTTGACTTCGAGGCTTTCGACCAAATGATTGATTGTTCGGGTGAGAAACTGGCCCAGATCGCCTAAGTGCTCGCCCTGGTGACGCTCGAGGAACGCCAGCGCTGCAGCGCGAATGGTGTCTTGATAATCCATATCCGTGGAAACAGTGTTCATTGGGCAACCTCTGACTTAGATGCGTGCAACTGGATCACGGCCAGTACTTCCGCATGCCTGGCAGCCATATGCAGGCTGTCAGCTTTGAGGATGGCATCGGCTTCCACTTGATTGATCACACCGTCCTCGAGCGCCTGGGCAATGATTTGGTCAACCGTCCCGCGTTTGGCTGCTGTCTGTACGCACCTGGTGTACATCTCAACATTGTCGAGTGAGTCAGGCGCCGCGATTGGGACGAACATGCCGCCGTAGATCCCAGCAATGTAGGAGGGGTAATGCGTAGTGCCCGCGACTTGTTCTAATTGGTAGATTTGGGCATCAGTCAAAGGACGGCAACCTGCGCTTTGATAGGCGTGGTTATCGAACTTCTTCACATTCTTCATGTTGAGGCGAGTTGCTGCATTTTCCCGTCCGCCAACGCTGCAGATGATCGCGCTCATCGCTTCCTTACGTGCCCCTAGAATTCGGCAATTCATCCTCTACTTCTCCCTGTGACCCAGTGCCATTAATGTTCGATCACGCCGTCTTTGATCCCCAGCAACACCGCCGCGCGATGTGCCTCCCCCCGGCGACCTTTTTTACGACCGTTCAAAAGGTCGCTGACCAAATTCTTATTCAGTGAATGAGTGCGGCAGAACTCCGCAATGCTCATCCCTTTGCGATCCAGAGCCTCCCGGGCTTGCTCGGGTGTAAGGGTGGCGGGCATAGTGTTCGCTCGTGTGCGTTCGTGTGGATTCGTGTTTGTACGGCGCCAATTATGACCAATTTATTTGTCCTGTAAAGGGGCTGAAGTTTGAGAAATTTGTCATCTGGAGAATTCCAAGATTTGAGCGCGGGCGAATGCTTGCGTGAAGAAAGAGGTCGTTTGGGCCTTAAACAGGAAGAAATGGCGCAGATCGGCGGGGTAACCCGGAATACCCAGGGTAGCTATGAGCGCGATGAGCGGCGCCCCGATTCCGCCTACTTGAAAGCCTTGCACGCTGTGGGTCTCGACATCCTTTACGTCGTCACAGGTGTGCGGACTCCTAATCCAGTTGGGGAGTTGACCGAGGATGAAGAGATACTTGTGAAGCGGTACCGGAGCATTCCGCCGGATGACCAAAAATCTGTGCGTCGTTTTGTTCAGGCGATCGCTGACGATGTGGCAAAAAGCTCGAATTAACTTGTAACAAAACTTGTATCGCATTCAGATCTTCCCAGTTCTGAAGCGAATTCTTGCCCCGATAACGTCGATTCAGCAATGCACTTTATGGAGTAGTAAGCATGTTGGATCGCACGAACAATGAACGTGGCTGCGCGGAAGCACTTGAGTTTGAATGGCTCGCCCTTTCCAAAATTGAACGTAGTTTTGTTGGTTTGTATCGTCAGCTAAATGAAGAGGATCGAAAGCAACTAATGCGCCTTACCGAGGCACTGGCGACAGTTCCAGAGGAAACGGTAGCGAGTTAATTTTTCACCTCTGAGCCACCAACAGACCTATAGGTGTAGCTTGGTGGCCGGC